GCCTTTTTTCATCAGCAACTTAAGCATCGCTTGTTTAACTAATTCAAATCCTAATTTTGCTGCCATTAATAATACTCCATCTTCCTAGGTTCTGTTTTTTCATCTTCATAATCTTCTGGATGGGGTAGGAAGCCTCCCTGCCTGAATCGCATAACAGCCATAGTCATAGAATCGACTAAGTCGTCATGATCGCCGTATGGAAATGATGCACATTCCTCAATAACTTCTTCTGCAAATTTCCTGTCAGGAGCCCAAATTATACCAGCTTCAAACAAAGGTGCACAAGAATTTACACGCACGTGCTTATCATTACCACGACTTGGCGTAAAAGTCATCACTGGAATGTCCATTTGCCTTAATTCGTGGGTCAAAGGTGTTCCCGATGCTTTTTGTTCAACAATTACCATATCAGGATTCCAATATTGATATTGTTCAAGAGCTACACGACGTAATTCTGGAAATTCAAACCGATCTTTTAGTGAATCTAGCAAAATTAAATTTGGTTTCGAGTCTTCGTTTGGATAAAACACTCCCCAAGTTGTAATTGCAGAATAATCGGCCGTTTCTTTTTTTAAAAACGCAGTATCGTAGCTTTGAATAATATAATAACAGTCTGGAAGATCATCTTTTTCCCATTTTTGCCACCATTCACGTTTTATAAGCGCTCCTTCTTCAGAAGTTGGCTTTTGCATCCATTGTGCATTCCATTTTCCAACAGGAAGTGTTGCTTTTACTTTTTCAAGTTCGTCCATTTTCCAATATTGCGGCCAAACAGGTTTTTTACTATCTCCGTCGCCCAAGATTGCTGGAAATTCTACCACTTCCCACTGGTCACCCTTAACATCTTTTTGATTATCTAATAATATTCCTGTTAAATCTTTTTTAGACCACCTTGTCATAACTAAAACTATCTTTGCACCAGGTTGTAAACGCTGACGTGGACCTGATGTATACCATTCGTAGGCGTTATCGAAGGCGCTGGCTGACATTGCGTCTTGTTCCGAGTGTGGATCATCAATAATCAAGAGATCCGCACCACGGCCCGTGATTGCTCCACCAACACCAGCTGCAAAATACTCACCACCTTGTGCAGTTTCCCACCTACCAGCAGCTTGAGAGTCTTCTCGAAGCGTTGTATCAAATATTTTTTTGTAATCTTCACTATCAATTAGGGTTTTAGCTTTACGACCAAACCTTACAGCAAGTTCACCTGTGTGAGTTGCTTGAATAATTTTAAGTTTTGGTGTACGGCCCACCATCCAAGCAGGTAATAAGAATGAAGCAAACTCAGACTTAGTGTGTCTTGGTGGCATGTTAACAATTAGTCTAGTAATTTTACCTGTTGCAAGGTCATTAAATTTTTTAGCAATCACTCTGTGGTGCGGTCCTTCTATGAACTCGGGCCAAACAGCTTTGACAAAGGACATAAAGTCATCTTTAGCACGACTTTTAATTTTCTTTTCAGCAACCATTACTTGTAACTTTAAAAGTTCTTTTCTAACGTCAGCAGGTAATTTACTTATATCTATATCTTTTAAATCCATAAAAATTTTTATAAAATTTTTTGCACCTTTTTACAAGTGAAGAAGTTTTTTACCACCCTTATCTGTCTAAATCAAGCAATACAACCTGAAGTAGTGGGACCCCTTTTATATAAAAGGTGTATCGCTTTATATGATCCAAGATTAATTGACCTTGGTCCTGGTACCTCTATTGATTATATATTGTGTGCGGGCGCACAACTTATAGTTGTGTGAGTGTGACCCAACAGGGTCACACATTGTATGTAACTCGGTTAGTCTAGTAATGTCATGAATGCACTAGCATTCATTCTACTAAACTTATCTAAACCCTTTTGCATTGCATCATACTGCTCAGTTTCTTCAGCATGTTTAATTAAATGATAAAGAGCAAACTCTTCTTCACTTAACATTGCAGATTCACCTGAGTAGGGGTTCGTTGTTTTTATTTTATCTGTCATATGTTTTCTCCTGTATGTTAATAGGATAATCCTACTCTATTTCTGTCCTATTGTCAACCCTTTTAATAGTACTATAATTGTTACCCCAATGATTTTGTTCAGTTACTTTCTCATAACCACCACTCTCTCGTCTGTGTCTGATAAACTCAATCGGTCGACCTTGTTCGATGTTTTCCATATGATAATCTAACCACGAACTTTCGCAAGCTGTACTGCAAAAGTATTTGGCTCTTGCAGAATATTCATTAGAGTTATCTCTACTCCACATTGCATATCGTCCACGAACCACGCCTCTAGATTTTAGAAACCTGTCCTGTGTAGTTTTAGTATGGCACGTTGGTCCTTGGCAAAAATGTTTATTAGTCATTATGTGGTAACCCCCCAAACATTGACATCAGACCACCGAACATAATTAATAGTCCTAACATTCTGTGGTCGCCTGAGTGTATAAAAGTTATGAAACCTAAAAAAACTATTATAAACCCTACTAGCACCATCATTAGTCTTGCAATCACTTCTCCATAATTTACTTTGTTGTTATCCATTGTATTATCCTTTCTGTTATGTATGGGATTATATACTAATCCCATACTATTGTCAAGTATTAATTTATACTTTCTTCATATTGTTTCCTAGCCAATATCTTCGCCTCTCTTGTTTGGTTCTTATTCTTCATGCCTTTAATCATACTTGCAAGATTGCTTGGATTGTAGATAGTCAAACCAGTCGAGTTAGTTCTAATTAACTCTGCCTCATCAACTTGTATTCCAAGTTCGGTTGCAAGTTCAATACCCTCTGAAAGATATCTGTATGCTTTCAATCCAATCTTTAACTGATCGCATTGTTTTTGAATTGTATCTATCCATGTTTGGTGTTTAGATACCAAGTTAGCTTTTGCAATTCTCCATGCCTCAAAATGTTCGTATTCATTTTTAGTACAAGCTATTGCTCTTGATCTACAATAAGATGTTCCAATCACATCAAGATAGTATGGTTCATCAAAGGTTTTTGCCATGCCATTATTATTACTTTCATTTCTATAATTATGGCTACTATATCCCAATGCTTTCATACATTCTTCAACGTGCTTTGTTTTGTGTGGGTTATCTTTATTTTCATTTTGTTGAGCATAGATATCTGGATTGCAATCTTTTGCTTTTAGTTCTTCTCTAAAATATGCAACTGCAAACTTTTTACCATCTTCATCACTATACTCACTACCATTTAGATTACCAAACAATCCAAAATCAAAGTGTGATTTTGTTTCTGTTGGTTCGCCCTCATCATCAACACCCTCATTGTGTGAAAAATAAAAACATTTATCTTTTGCAACAACATCACAAGGTTGACCATATTTCTTTTTGAAAGTTCTTAATACTGCAACATCTTCTGGTGGATATGCTCTCTCAACAACTTCTTTAGCAAGTGTTGAAGCAATACTATAACCTCTGTCAACATCTTCTCTTGCTTGAAGAAATGCCTCTCTTTCCTGAGTGTCCTCATTCTCAAACGTGTGTTTGATCTTATTAAAGAGTTTGTTTCGCAACTCTGTATTCATTCTTATTTTTGTCATTTTGTTTTTCTCCTGTCTTGGTTAAATTAATTTTAATTTAACACTTGACAATAGGATAGTCAAGCATTATATTTGATACAAGATTTGTAGCAAGGATACACTGACAACTTGCTACTGATCCCTGATCTAATATATGCTAGTTTGATCAACTAGTATGCACCGATTCAAGTGTGTGCCTATATAGAATATTAGATCTGGGATCAGTCATTATTGACTGTGAGACTAAACACTATAACATAGGTCGCGATCCATATCGGGATGGCCACAAAGCTAGAATGCGTGCGTCCGCCTACGTAGCATAGTGACTGATCATTATTTGCTGGACCCAAACTGGAGGTAAACCCGGGCAGTTGGATGGGTCCTGCTAATAATAGTATCAGTAAGTGTACAACCAGCGTCCACATCTTGCCTCTGGCATTTCCCTGTACGTTAGCGATGACCGCAAGGTAGCAATGGGTGTACCACCAGCCCGCGCCGGGTCCTCTGATCAAGGGGCGCGGATGGTAATATGAAGCGTCAAGCGTCAAGCGTCAT